TTGATATTAATGTAACTGGATTCCCTATAACATCAGCGCTAGGAACACTCTCATCAATTACAGGTACAGCAAACATATTCCCTACAGGGTTAGAAGGTACTTCCGCTCTTGGAACTGTTGCTGCTCAAGCTTCAGCAGTAGCAGGTTTACCAGGTCTTACATCTAGTGTAGGAGACGTTTCCGTTGTTGCTAGTGGAGAGGCTGTTATTACGCTAACAGGTTTTGCTATAACCTCTAACTTGGGAACCGTAACAACAAAAAGTGTTAATAATTTCTCAGTACAATCATTCAATCTAACAAGTTTGTTTAACCCACCAACGGTAGATGCAGAGGCTGTCATAACTTTAACAACCTTAGTAGCAAATTCAGAACTAGGACATGTTTTCAAATGGCAGGATATTGACGAGTCTCAAACACCAAATTGGACAGATGTGGCCGCATAATTTAATATACAATAACCAAAAAAAAGATGGTATGATAAATTTTCAGAGGTAAAAGATGGCAACTTATGTAAATGATTTAAGGCTCAAGGAAATTACTACAGGTGATGAGTCAGGAACTTGGGGAACAAGTACCAATACTAATTTAGAACTTATAGCAGAAGCCTTTAGTTATGGGACTGAGGCATCTTTTAGTTCTGATGCAGATGCTACAACAACCATAGCAGACGGAACAACCGATCCTGCTCGTAGTTTATATTTTAAAGTTACTTCAGGAGTGTCTTTAACAGCTACTAGAAATTTAACTTTAGCTCCAAATGATGTTTCAAAAATATGGATTATTGAAAACGCTACAACAGGCGGTCAATCCATTACAGTTAAACAAGGTTCAGGTACAAGCGTAACAATCACCAACGGTGCTGTTGCAGTTGTTTATTCTGACGGAGGAGGAGCAGGAGCGAATGTCGCAAATGCTTTAACAGATTTAAATGTTGCATCTTCACTTAGTATAGATAATTCAGGTGTAGCAACAACAGGAAAAGCTATAGCAATGGCTTTGGTTTTCGGATAAAATTAGGAAAATATTATGGCAAATCCAAATTTAGTAAACGTAACTTCTATATACGCTAACAGTATAAATGGAGCTTTAACAACTACTCTTACACAAGATTTATTGACTTGTGCAAGTGATAAGTTAATTAAAATTAATAGCATTATTGTTGCAAATATAGACGGTACTAACGCTGCTGATGTAACAATGGGAATTATTAAAAGCGGTGGTTCAGTAGTTTTATTTGCTTCAACTATCTCTGTTCCAGCAGATGCTACTTTGGTTCTTATTGATAAGAACTCAGGCATCTATCTTGAAGAAGGAGATATCCTAGAGGGTGGTGCAAGTGCTGATGGCGATTTAACTTACACCATTAACTACGAAGAACTAGATGACGCTTAAGGAGTACAAATATGGCTCATTTTGCAGAACTTAATTCAAGCAACGAAGTATTACGAGTAATAGTAATATCCAACGATGATGTAGACTCTCATGGAGGAGAATTATCCCCTGAGGCAGAAACATTTGTAGCTTCTATCGTTCCACACTCAGAAGATGGAACTGCTTGGAAACAAACTTCATACAACAACAATTTTAGAAAACAATATGCAGGTATAGGTCATACCTATGATGCAAGTAAAGATAAATTTATCGTGCCACAACCTTACCCATCTTGGTCATTAGATTCTAACGATGATTGGGAAGCACCAGTTACCTACCCAACAATTACAGAAATAGATTCAGAACCAGTCCTAATTAATTGGGATGAAGATAATCAAAAATGGCTAGGAAAAACCTATACTGGTGATCCTATAGTTACAACCAATTACGAATGGGATGCTATTAATCTGCAATGGAATGAGGTCTAACCATGGCTAATTCTAATGGCGGACTAGTAGGTGGTGATAGCGCAATTAAATTCCAAGCAGAGCAAATTACTACTTTTAACTCTACAGGTACACTTACAACTCAACCTCTAACAACTCAAATCGAATATTTAGTTGTAGCAGGCGGCGGCGGTGGAGCGATACAGTATGGCGGAGGTGGTGGTGCAGGTGGCTTTAGAACAGCTACTGGATCGCCCGTTTCAGGTGCAACAGGCTATCCAGTTACAATAGGCGGCGGCGGCGCAGCTGGAACATCTGGAAGTACACCTGGAACTAAAGGCACAGATTCAATTTTAGGCACTCCCACATCAATTACTTCAGAAGGAGGCGGCTATGGTTCGAGTGCAGGACCTACTTTCTATAAAGATGCATCTCCAGGAGGGCCAGGTGGCTCAGGCGGAGGTTCAGGCCCTTGTATGGATGATGTAGCACCATACCCAGCAGCAGGCGGTACAGCAGCAGTAGGACAAGGAAACTCTGGCGGTAGTGGAGATATGCCATCCTCTCCTGGATCAAATAGAAACAGTGGAGCTGGTGGTGGAGGCGCAGGTCAAGCTGGTGTTAATTCTAGTTTTGGTATTCAAGGGGGTGGTATAGGAGTTAATGAACTTGGATTTACAATTGGTGGTCCAGGTGGTATTGGTCAATCTTCTTTAATTACAGGCTCAACAGTTTACTACGCTGGCGGTGCTGGCGGCGCAGCATACGGTGATAATTGGGGCGGCGCTGGAGGATATGGCGGCGGAGGTCGAGGAGCAGATGGCGGTAATGCACCATCATCAGCAAGTAGCGCTCCATTTATACAAGCAGATGCAGGTACAGTTAATACTGGCGGCGGCGGCGGCGGCGCAGCAGGCGCTCCTAATCCAGGACCAGCTGGAGCAGGTGGTTCAGGTGTGGTTATAATCAAAGAACCTCAAGTTTTTAAATCAGCATCAGGAGTATGGGACATGAACTCCATTTATGACAATGTGCAAGAAGGAAATTGGACAAATGCCTAGATTAGTCGGAACAGTACAAAAAACATCAACAGCAACTCAAGCAGAGCAAATTACTACTTTTAACTCTACAGGTACACTTACAACTCAACCAAGAACAACTCAAATCGAATATTTAGTTGTTGCGGGTGGTGGTGGATCAGGTTCTGGTGGTGGTGGTGCAGGTGGTTATAGAACAGCTACAGGTTTTTCAGTCTCAGGTAATTCCCCATACCCTGTAACAATTGGTGGTGGAGGAGCGACAGGTGCACCAGGAGTTGATTCTTCAGGTAGTGCTGGAAGCTCTTCATCATTTTCTACGATTACTTCAGCAGGTGGTGGCTATGGTGGTGGATTGAATGCTGACGGAGGAAGTGGTGGATCAGGCGGAGGCGGAGGTCAGACTGGTGATTCATCAACAACTAGCGGAGGCACTGGAAACACTCCCCCAGCTTCACCATCTCAAGGAAATGCTGGTGGTGGTCATAGTGGTACAGGCGATGGTTCTGCTGGCGGTGGCGGTGGAGCAGGTGGCGCTGGTGTAACGGGAACTAATGCTGCTGATGGGGATGGTCATGGTGGTCTTGCACAAACCTCTTCAATTACAGGAATACCAGTTTATTACGCTGGCGGAGGTGGCGGAGGCGGAACTGCTGGTAAACTTAATGGACAGGGCGGAGGCACAGGAACAACTCCTTTTAAAGGCGGTGGAGGAGATGGAGCAGCACCTAGCACAGGAACAGGTGTAGCAGGTACAGCCAATACTGGCGGTGGTGCTGGTGGCGGTGGTGCTGCATCAGGTGGTATTCGAGGAAATGGAGCAGCAGGTGGTTCAGGAATAGTTATCATTAAAGAGGCAGCAGTTAATTATCTGGCAGGAACTTCAAGCTGTTGGGATTTAAGACAAGTCTTTAGAGAAGTCAAAGCTGGTAATTGGACAAACTAACCAACCTTTCTTTTAAACCACATCTAACCTATACTATCTTTTCAAGAGAGAGAAGATGAATCTAAAATATTATTATTGGTACTTTCAATCAGTTATACCCGAAAGAATATGTGATGACATAGTTCGCTATGGTCATGAACAAGAAAAAGAAATTGCTGTTACAGGTGATAGCGATATAAAAAACTTAACCAAGCTAGAACTTAAAAACATTCAAAAAAAACGCAAGTCTGATGTTGTATGGATGTCAGATAGATGGATCTATAAAGAAATACAACCTTACATTCATCAAGCAAACCGTAACGCTGAGTGGAATTTTGAATGGGATTGGTCAGAAGCCTGCCAATTTACTGAATATAAAGTCGGTCAATATTATGATTGGCATTGCGACTCTTATTCAGAACCTTACAACCATCCCAAAAATCCAAACTCACATGGTAAACAAAGAAAACTTAGCATGACTGTATCTTTAACTGATCCTGATGAATATGAAGGCGGAGATTTAGAGTTTGATTTTAGAAACTCAGACGTAGGCTCACAGCCAAGAATATGCGAAGAAATTAGAAAGAAAGGTAGCGTGATTATCTTTCCATCTTTTGTTTGGCATAGAGTCAAACCAGTAACCAAAGGAATACGACACTCCTTAGTGTGTTGGAAT